GGCTAGGGGACTACAAGCTCGACGCCGTCAACTTTACCAATGAACGCAAGCGCGAGCTATTCAGCCGCGCTAAAAAAGCCTTCCAGTCAAAAACTGTACGCATTCCAAATCATCCCAAGCTGCGTGACGATCTCGCTAGTATCCAGCGCATCGTCACTCCGCAAGGCCTGGTCAAGTTTATCGCCGCCCGCACCAAAGATGGCCACGCCGATCGCGCTACCGCGCTGGCGCTTGCTATGCACGCAGCTGAAAAGATCCCCGAAGGCATGGGCATTTCTGTAAAAACTCCCGCACTCGTCGGCCACAACCCGCGCCGTCCACCTCGTCCCTTACAAACACGCTTTAGAAAAGCCTGGAAACCATGAACAAAACCACTCGAACCATTATCAAACCGCACGTCCGCGACAATCAATTGTCGCCGATCCCGATCGACTTCGATCCCGAGACCCTCGGCTGGGTGCTCGACGAAGGCGGCCGCGGCAATCTCATGCTCCAAAATGAGCTATTCAACACCATGGAAGACACATGGGATCGATTACGATCCAATCTTAACAAGATCAAAAAAGCCGTCGCCAAGCTGCCGTTCAACTTGCAGCCATGGGCCGAAAAAGGCCAAGAACCGACTGCGGATGCACATGCAAAAGCCGCGTTTGTCGAACACGCGCTACACAACCAAAAAGCCGCCACTTGGGAAGGCCAACACAACTTCCAAGCCACCATCTACGAACTGCTCGACGCAGTCGGTCGTGGCATCTCGGTGCTAGAAGTCGATTGGCAAATAGAAGACGGAAAATATGTACCTGCCGGCACTCGACGAGTGCCTTGGAATTGCCTCGGTTTCGAGCAATCCTCACACGTTAACAGCAAAGAAAGACATGATACCAACGCTTTGCGCTTATTCCCTGATCGGGATAAATCTAATCCAAAAAAGTTCAAACAGTATCCGCATAAATTCCTCGTTGGCGTCTACCGCGCCAAGTCAGGCCGCATCGCTGAGACTGCGCAACTACGTGCGCTAGCTCACTTGTGGCTAGGCCGGATGCTCGGCTGGGAGTGGATGGTTCATAAAGCAGAACTATTTGGCCTGCCCATTCGCTGGGCAACCTACGACCCGGCTGCCTCTCAAACGCAAATTGATCAAGTCTCTGATATGCTACGCAATATGGGAACCGCCGCATGGGGCGCCTTCCCACAAGGTACGGATCTACAAATCCTCAACGGCAGCACTCCAGGCGTCGCAGGTAAATCCGAACCAACAGAACGCCTGATGGCCATCGCCGACACCTCCTGCGATCTACTCTTCCTCGGCCAGACGCTAACCACTGAATCAAACGGCGGCGGTTCATATGCGCTTGGCAGCGTCCACCGCGAAGTCGAACTCGATCTCTACGAGAACTACGCGTCCTACGTGATCGACGTAATCAACAATCAACTCATCCCCAGCATGATCGAGTTGAATTGGGGCAACTCCGACGAACTACCGTTCCTCGAAGTCGAACTCGCGCGGCCAGAGAAAGACCAAAAAATGGTCGAACGCGACAAACTGCTGTTTCAAGACATGGCGCTGCCAGTCAGTAAACAGTGGCTGTACGACCGCCACAAAGTCCCTGCGCCCGGACCAAAAGAAGACCTGTTCGTGACCGATGAACATGAAAAAGAATCCATGCAACCATCCGAAGCCAAGGAGCACAAGCACCAGGACTGCGTCCATGCGCGCTCCGAATCTACATTCTCCTATTTAACCCGCAAAGCTGCGGGCCAATTGGATTTTGCTGTGACACTCGCAAACACCGACCTCAAGACCCACGAACTGATCTGGGCGGGCGGCGACTGTCCCGAGTGCAACCCACTCAACAATACCACCTATCCGGCAAACTGGACAACCCCGCCTCCGCTACACCACAACTGCGACTGTGAAATACGCGTACAAGCGAAAACTCCTGCTAAAAAAGCCGCTAAAAAAGCCGCTAAAAAAGCCACTAAAAAAGCCAAAGCCGCTCAATAGTGTAACACAGTTATATCGAGTGAACTCAATCGCTCGCCATCCAAAATCACACAACCAAATCTCGCTATATGCCCACCGCTATCAAAGCCGCTTTTACGACTGACTTAGCCATTAGCACTAAGTCATCCGCTAAAGCTAAATGTCCTACTGACATTCAGTATATGCCTCCAGGGACGCATCGCATTAATGCCTCCCGCGCCGGTGAACCCGTCGCACTAGAGATTTCCGTTGACGCGGCAACCGCTGAAACGCTCGACGCGTTCCTACAAAACCAGCTAACCAAAGCCACCGAAGGGAACGATGATCGTCCCTTCTTTGACTTCAATCACGAAGACCGCGAAGCCGCCGCTTGGCCAACTGAGTTTTATTGGGCGGGCGACGATCTCAAGACTGGCGGCGTACGCGCCAAAGTCGACTGGAGCGGGGCGGGTGAAAAAGCAGTGCAGGAAAAAACTTTCCGCCGTTTTTCGCCGACCTTTATCCCGGACAAAGAAGGCAAAGTCATCAGTTCCGAAACCAATATGGGCGGCCTAGTCAATCGAGCAGCCTTCAAATCCATTCAGCCATTATTTGCTAAACAAAGCACTAACAAATCCGCTGCCGCGGATTCTAAATCATCCATGAAAATCACCAATACACTCCACGAACTTAACCTTATTGCGGCTAAAGACCTTCCTGAAACGGAAGTCATCGCAGCTGTAAAAGCATCGGTTGCCGAACTCAACACTAGCAACGAGCAACTCGCCGCCAAAGTAGCGATTCTCGAAGCTGAGAAAGTTGAGGCTGTGCAAGCACACGCCGCTTCGCAAATCGAAGCAGCAGTCTCCGCAGGTCGCATCGCTCCTGCGGATGAAGACGCTAAAAGCTTCTGGCTTGAGTCGCTAATCCGCGACGAAGCAAAAGCGGTCAAAGCACTTGAAGCGCTGCCGAGTAATCCCGTCCTCGCAACAGTCACTGCGGGCGAAGATGCGCAAAGCGGCCTGCTCGATAAAATGACGCTGCAAACTAAAAAACTTGCTGAAGTCCAGGCTGCCAACCCGCAAGCCGACTTCCAAACTGTCTTCGCCAAAGCTCAAACAGAAACTCCGGATCTCTTCCGCTAATCTTACTTACTAATCCAAACACAACTTTCAACAAAATCACATTATGTCCAAACTCACCCGCACCAACGCGATTCTCTCTCTCCCTACTTCTGAAAATCAAGAAACTAGTTTACTAGGCTGTTTTGTATATCTAAGTGGTGGTGTCCTTACCCCGGCAGAACACGGAGGCGTATCACCTGCGCTGGGGGCCTGCGTGCACTATGACGCGCCTGGCCAGCCCGCTTCAGTGGCCTGCATAGCAGGTGGCCTCGCTGGCACCGTTAAGCTCAAGATCGATTTCACCGCCGTAGCAGTTGGCGATTATTTGACCCTAGCAGATGGCGGAACTGTTAACGCCGATGACGACGCAGGCGCTCGAACGCAGGTCGGCCAAGCACTCGAAGCCGGTGTAGCGGGCGAAATGATCGAAGCCGTCATTTTTAAGCCCATCGTTTTAGCTTAAACCTTCACAACCTTCACACAGTCCCACCTTAAAACCTTCCCACTATGTCATCTAGCAAATACCACGTCACCCTGACCAACTACGCCCGCGGCCTGTCACAAGACCTGCGTTCCACTTTGGCCGATTTCATCGCTCCTGAAGTCATCGTCCCTGCTGCAACAGGACAATATAAAGACTTCAGCGATAAAAACGCCTTTCAAATCATGGACACCTCCCGTGCGGTCGGTGGACCGGCACGTCGACTTGAGTTCGCCGCCACAGATCCCACTTACAACTGCTTACCGCAGGCACTCGAAATCCCAATTGACGATCACGAACGCGACGAAGCAGGGCGGGGCGATCCACTCCATTTAGAGCAGGCTAAAACGCGCACGCTGATCTCGTCCGCAGTCGCTTCGCATGAACGCAAAGTGTTCAACGCAGTGGCTGGCTCAATCGCTGCCACAGGCGGTATCGGAGCATGGACTGGTGCAGCCAACACCAACGACCCGATTGCTGAAATCGACGCACAAATCGAAGCACTTGCCACCGATACCGGCATGATGCCTAACCGCATCGTCATCGGCCTGCCTGCATGGGCAGCCATCCGGCATAATCCGCAAGTCATCGCGCGCTTCCCTGGTGCCGCCTCAGTTGGCGTCACCCGCAATCAGTTCAGCAGCCTACTGCTCAACCCCGACCTCGATATTCGTGTCGGGGTGCTGTCTTACGACGAAAACAAATGGGGCAAAGCCAAGAGCGCTAAGAACATCGTCGGTTCCGAAATGTATCTCTTCCACGGCAACAACGCACCTTCGTTATACGATCCGTGCTTCATGAAGACATTTCGCACCCGCAGAGGCGGAGTGGATGTCGTCCGCACTTACCGCGAAGAATCCAGCCGCTCCGACGTCCTCGCCGTCGACTGGACTGAAGACATCAAGCTCACCAGCGCCATCTCCGCGAAGCGCATCACCGTCTCCTAATCGTGGCGTCTCCGCTTGCGGAGGCCCCTCCACCCAACCAGCAGCCCGCACTCACCCTGCGGGCTGCCTTATGTCCTCGGGAGGGATGACCTCCGCGTCGTCCGCACTGCAACCGCTAACCGCGGCGTCGTCCGCATTTCCACGTAGCGAGCGGGTTTATCCCGCGATTATGCCCTTGGCTGCG